TGGCGGCGTTGAATTGTGCTTCGGTGTACGGATAACCAGCTTCACCTGAAAGGTCTGCTGTCCTGTTCGCAAACCCTGCATTTTCATCAGCGTTAGACCAAGTTATGTTGATCGTGTCACCGCCAATAGCGAGCGCAAATGTGTATGTATATGTGTCGCCCGAGCCGGGATTGACTGTCCGCGCTCTGACTCTGAAAGTTGCCCCGTTTAAAGCACCAAATGCAGCGAGATCAGCCAACGCCCATATCGCGTCAGTGCCAGCCGCCGAAGTGTCATTTATATTGGTATCATTGACGGAACCATCAGCGTCAGTTACAAGCCCGTTCGTGGCCCCATCATCTATCAGGGTATAGGTATTCGTTGCAAGTATCTGCGTGGTGGTTGTTGTCGCCGCCGCACCGGGTACTAGATACTCAATTGTCATTATCAGTACCCCATCGATTGCCTTTATCTGAAGACTTTACAGCAAAACCGCACTCGAAGCATTTGGTTAACGGCTTATCAGGCCAGTCCTTGCAATTAATACCTGGATTCAATTTCGGTGCTACATCAGTCTTGTACTCTGGTGACGCCAGAACCAGGTCCCAGTTACCTAGCTTTCTCCGTAATCCGCACACCCACTTTCGTCCAGGCATTGTGTCCTCTTCGAGATGGTCACAGACATTACCTTCCAGCCAACAACAGTGCCCTGTACTGTTGCCATTGCAAGGCATTTTTAAATACTCTCAGGTGTTCCAGCGCCGATAAAGCCCTGTGACTCCGCGTACTGTTCAATCCGCGAATAGACTGATTGTACATCGATCGTGAAGTTGGCAGGCCAATCGGGAAAATCTGCTTTGTGGCGAGCCTCTGATAATACGGTACCATCACCCGTCCAGGTCGTTACGGTAAAGACCGCAACGATATCTGGCTTGTTCAACTTCATAACCTCACCCGTATCTTTAAAATGCGGGAAGTGGAAGTCTATTTTGGTAATACCCTGGAAAGTAGTATCCGGAATTGGCACTGGTGTTGTTAGTTCAATAGCCATATGTCTTTCTCCTCTAAATTTTCTCGGCCACTAGCGAACAAGCTTTACTAACGGCCCCGGTTCCACTGGCATCTTCAGCTATATAGACCGTTCCGGTCCATGTTCTAGCCCCACTGGAAACAACCGAGTGCCCGAAAGTTCTCGTAGCATTCAGTTGGTAATAGTTATCATCCGTCTGCGCATTACCATAATTGAAACTATCTCCTGATGATTTAACATGTTTAACCCAAAAATCATCCCCGTTGCCAGCAGCAATTTGGTTGAGGTAATCATACAACGTCGAGCCGTTTCCTTCCGCATACATTTCTCCAGTAGAGCGAAAGTCCCAATACGCTGTACCATTCGATGCCCCAAAATAGTCAGGCCAGTTTCCACAGGCTACGGGCCAATCGCCGCCAATCGATATTGGTACCGTGTAATCAGCGGTGAAATCGAATCTCTGTACAACCTCTGACCAGACATCACCGGACTGCCTAATCGTAACGTCATAAACACCATTTACGTTTGTATCCGTTGTGGCTCTTACATAAATAAATTGGGCGGTCAGAGTGTACCAAGTATTAACCGTCATATTGGTATTATCCGGATCAGCCCCGGAAACTTTTGTCCACTTTACCTGGTAGCCGGTATAGCTTGTTGCATCCCAATCACCATCGTTCCAGGCTTCTTGTGTCGTTAATGTTAGATCACCATCTTCATACAAATTTATGGAGAACAGCCCATTGTCGTTAACACTTAATTGTACTTCTGAGTAGTTTGGACCGACGGAAACATCCGTCTTGGTATACGTGGTAGTTCCCCAGAATCCCAGGTACCCAATGCCATTAATGGCCCCGTACCAATCATCAAGTTCGTGTTCTCCTCCGGACGTCCAAACAGCGGAGTCGATCATATTCCCGATAATGGCATCATCCATCGAGGCTTCATTTGTCGCTGTCAGATTCAACTCGGTGGTTAAGTCGGTGATTGAGATTTCAGGCCCGGTTGTGACGGTCATTTTCCAGCTCCTCTACTCGCGCAGTTAGCTCCTTGATCGACTCTACCAGGAGCCCGATAACTGCGTTGTAATTAAGGGTTAGATATGGCTCGTCCGTTTGCAGGTCTTTTTCAGTTTCTACCGCTTGAGGCAGTATTTTTTGTACGTCTTGTGCAACCAAGCCCGCTGATCGTTGATCAGTCTTTCGCATTGTGTACTCATAGCCAGTGAGTTGTTTTACTTTGACTACGGCGTCTTCTATTTGAGTAAAGTCTTTTTTGAGTTTTCTATCGGAGGTTATCGTTCCGGAGTATGAGGTTATTTTTCCGTTTGCTAGGAATGCACCACCGTCCGAGAATCTAAAATCAACAAGACCACCGAACACTACATCGAATGTAGTTAGGTTATAGTCAATACAAGTGGATGAATTATAACCCGCTTGCATTGTCGTGCCGTAAATACTGGTCACACTGGTAAGGGAAGTATGGTTATGGCTCGATAATGCGAAGCCCCCATCCTGTAGGAACTCTGACAGACCGATCTCTGCAAACCGCTTGCGCTTCTGCACCCCGGCATCGAGGTAGATCACTTCATCGACAGAAGTAACCAACCCTGTACCATCAGGCAATGTAGAAAGATCGAACGCAGTCTGGATCTGAGACCAGGTAACGGTCTTATTCTTTAGAGAATCTGCGACATCAATGTCGACAATAGGAATCAGGTCCCCAGAAGCTGGGGACGCTAGATTCGAATCAGCGCTGATCTTGGTATCAGCCATAGGAGATTACTCCCCTATTAGTTTGTAGGCATATTGATCGTCCACCCTGTAATGGCAACGGTCCCGCCAGTTACAATCATGTCATCATCAAAATTCAAATCAAACGAAGCACCTACGCCTGCTGTGCCGTTAATTACCTTATTCGCCATGACATCCGTAGTACTGGAATCACCAGCCGTAAAGTGACCGGCCTGGCCAGTAGCGGGGGCTGACGTATCTGAGGTAATAGCGCTCGCTGCCATCGTCGCGGTAGCGGCGGCGGTAGCTGGTGGGAACGAAGTTGTGCTGCACACGAGGTGTGCCAAAATCGCTCCCGTATCCGCCTCTTCTGTCGTAGCAGTAGGTGCACCAACGCGTACTTCGATAAGCGCACCGAGAGTACCTGCGTCAAGTAAAGCAGTAATCTCGTCTAGCATATTAGCTGCGAGCTGCTGCTGAATTGTTGTGTCCAAAGCCATCTTTCAATCTCCTGTTATGGTCGAGTAACTTCTTTTATGAAGGTGACGACACCCTCGGTTAAACGGGTAACATTACCCGAACTGTCTTCCAGCTCCAGATCATAGACTCCTTCTTCGAAGTCTAACGCAGCAGTAACTGTCGCAGTAATAGTAATCTGAATCTCTGCTGTCGTTGTATTTATAACTATATCACCACCGGCCGAAGTAAGCGCTACCAAAGGTGTCGCATCGTCTATATCTTCACGGATATCCATACGTGCGATCCAACCAGTTAAGGTCTTAGGCGCAAAATAATGTACACATCCAGTTCCAGCAGTATAGGTTTCGCCACGGGTACCGGTATCTACATCGAAGTTACTAGCATCGACGTACGTCGCTATAACTTCCTTACCCTTACTATTTAAGCTACGGGCACCTTTGACATCTTCTATATAAACTGGAGTATCCGCACCTGCGGGCAGTCCGTGCGCAGCCACTGTTACCCTGGTAGGGCAACCAGTTGTAACATCGTCAATCTCTTTAACAACCTTGCCGCCGCCGTACCAATTAAATTTCTTGATAAAGGTAGCGCCTTGCTTAATTGTTATAGGTACATTTTTCGTGTCAGACATAGTTACCAACTAAATTTAACTGTTCGTTTACGATCTTCACGACTAGCTTTTTCTTTCGTCGCGCTCTTAGCTGCATCTGTGAACATATTACGGAAAGAAGCTGCTTTCGTACCATCAAAGGTTTCGACATCTTGTTTCATGTAGGCACGATACTTCACCCACGACAGCAGATCCAAGTGGTATATGTCTTTAAGCTCAAAAATACTGTCGCCATCTTCTATCGGGGTTATCGGAAGCCGCTGCACAAACAACTGCAAGGTTCCATCGTGGTCTGGAAGAGGGTATAGCTGCATATCGTTATTATCGATGTCAGTGATAAGAAACTGGATCGGACCAGTCAAACCGTCGTCCAGACCGGCGTTCGATCGAGCGCCGTAATCATCAGTTGTAGGAGAGCCTATACTGTCGAGGTTTTCAATACCGATGAACTTGTTAGTTTCGTCCTGAGCACCACGGATCCTTAAGATCCGTGGGTCGTAGGGTCTGAACTGATCACCAATTTTGTATTTAACACGAGTTATAGCAGAACGACGGTCCGCAAAGCCACCCATCTCCCGCACAAATTTATCCTGGGCTTCGTTAAGATAAATGAAAAACTCTTTGTCCGACCATAGATATGGTTCAAACAGATCATCCGTTTCTAGTCGGAATAATTCGAGCAGGTCATTCGGGGTCATTTATCGTGGCCATAGCTTCTTTCAACTCGTTCTTGTCTACTCGGAAGCCAGTTTTTTTGCCCAGGACATTAAGATTCGGAATGCCTGCAGCAGTAAAGTCACCGCGTCCATTACGCTCTATGAGCGCCCTAACACAAGAAAGAATCATTTCCATACGGTCAACAGGAGCGACTGGCTGCGCCGGAGATTCCGGAAGGCCCTCCGCCTCTTTAGCCGTATTTACAATTTTGTTCATATCTGCAATAGCTTCATCTTCGCTACGCACTACTATTTTTTTAGGTTTTTTTCCTTTACCTGGGACTACGACAGCGCCAATAGCGCCGCATTCTTTCAGCATAATAGGGTGCACAAACACTGGTTCGTCTTTTACGAAGCGGATAACGTGTCCTAGTGTGCTGGCATAAACTCTGTTCTTTGCTAGTTTCATTAATGGCATGGCTCAGTTTCCTTTAATTAAGTGATCACAGGGGGCGGTTGCCCCCTGTGATTATAGCTTAGGCCGAGACCGGCTGTACTTCGTTAGATCTACCGTCAAGAACATACGTAACGATAAGACGACCTACAAAAGTAGTCAGCACGGCTGTTGCAACTGTAACGTCCACAGTATCTGGAGCGGTTGTTTCAGCAGACGATTGTGTAAAATTCGTCTGGATCGCACTAGACGTTGCTGTAGCTGCTAACAAAACGTCAGCACCAACTGCAACTGCAATCGTGCCGCCACCGGCATCGACAGTGATAACTTCAAGCACACCGCCGATAACAGTAGCGCCACCAGGCAAATCAATTGCCTCGTAAGCAGCTACAGCCGGAATCATAGCCGCAGTAATATCTACAATAGCAGTCAGAGGCCACTGACGAGCTGTATTTTTAGTAATAGCCATTATCAGTCTCCTTTAATCTGCAACGTAGCAAGTGATAACGCCGTGATCCTGTACGGTGTTGCTTGCATAGATGCTGTTAAATTGAGGCTTCAGGAAGCCCATCATTTTCTGAACGGAGATCGCAGGCTGATTGTCATAATCAAACTCTTTCTCAACCCAAATCGGGTTACCGATATCGGCAAAAGCCAAAGCTTGAGCACCACACATCAGAACTGTTGAACCCGATACTGCACCAGAACCCCAAAGGGAACTATGTGGTACATGACGGAATTCGTGAATCGCCAGTCCATCGACGTTGACAGAGCCACCACCGAACAGCTTGCTATTAACACCAGCAGCAGTTGAGTGACGGAGATTCAACATGTAGTCGTTGTCCATCTTCAAGTTCGCCATACAAGTAGGCGTCATGAATACATGGAACATTTCATCGAGTCCGCCTTCAGGACGCAGACCACGAACATACTGGTTTTTAGCCAGTTCGCGCATACGTACCAAGGTTTCCCAGGTGATTTTATCGTCAGAAACGATATCAGTAGTTGCACCACCAACATTCAAACCAGTGGTTGCATCCCACTGACAACGCCTAAGCGCGGTAGGGGCTACTACATCAGCTGCAAACTCGAGGTAAGGAAGGTCGGAACCCACACGGGTAGTACCATCTGGCTTCAGGGTGTAAGAGAAACCACCCAGAGTTAGAAATGCCATTTGGTCAAGGCGATCTGCCAACCAATAAGCGAGCTTGTCGCGGCTATTGCCACGGAACTCGACGATTGATTTTTGATCGGCCATGCGGCCTTCGTTTTTATTCGCGTGACGAAGCTGATCAATCCTAATGACTTTGTCATAGGACTTCATTGCTTCCTCGTTACCTTCCAGCGTACGATCACCTGCGATGCCGTCGCCTTCCAGATCGGAGAGTAATGTAATTACCGCTCTCGCGCCCTTTTCGGTCTTTTTCAGTTCAGTAATACGCTGGATCATGGCATTACTGCCTGTTCCAGTGAACTGATTCATAAATGAGTGATTGCGGGCGTGCTTCCACATATCCATCGACCAGATGGTTTTTGCTTCGTCTGTTAGCGCCGCAAAGTTTGTATTCGCCATGCGAGTACTCCTTGCTTGATTAAAAGATTTAGTTTGTTGGAATCTCGCACCAACGAAGCGACTGCAAGTGTGGGCTCTTAGCTCGCCTCCCTAACTGTCGCATAGGGACTTCGGACTACGATAGTAGCACTTAAAGCTAGCCCTCGTAAAGAGGGCTAGGTGTTTAGGCTTTAATTGGATCGTCTATGATGAGGAGACTGGCTGATTTTCCTTGGAACTTACCCAGAAGCGAAGACTTCTGACC